GCCGCCGCCGCCGCCTCCGCCGCCACCGCCACCACCACCACCACCACCGCCGCCACCACCGCCGCCACCCGCGCCTGTTTTTACAGATGCAACGGTAGCGAGTCCTGGCACACTAAATGTTGCCTATTCGGATGGAGTGTCTGCGACTAATACCACGAGTTATTCTGTATTTTCGGGTGCATTGCCAACTGGATTAAGTTTGAATACATCTACTGGCGCTATAACGGGAACACCAACTGCTCAAGGAAGTTATAGTTTTGTCATACGCGCTACTGGTAGCGGTGGCAATACGAATACATCAACCTTGACTATTGTGATCAACCCACCAGGTAGAAGATTTACTGGTAGTTCCACTAGCGTAGCTCTGACAAACATGAAGCGTCATAACGGCTCTAGTTTTGTAGATGTGACGATTGTGAGACGGTTTACTGGTTCAGCTTGGGTAGATGTGACAAACAACTAAACAGGAAGTTGTTGTTTTTTATCTAGGTCAAAAGTCCAAAAAGATGCGATTGTGTATCTAAGGTTGCCTTCGACTTTGCTTACTCCGTGTAGATGAACCTTGTCAGATGGGTGTATAGCCAACATTCCAGTCTTAGGCTTGATGGCTATATCGTGATTTGGATAATAAGTAGCCCCGCCATCAAAGTCATCATTTAGATACAGCACACATCCAAAGGCACGGTGCTTATTGTCATCGTGATAGGCCGTGTCCTCCATGTCATCAGAGTGGGGCGGCATCTCCATGCCTGGATACCATCTAACAACTTGCTGGACATCAGAATAAACATCCTTATCTAAGCCATACTGAGACTTGATTTCATTAGCAACTCTGCTTCTAAGATCAATCAGGTATAGCCCTAGCTCTTTATCGCGCTCAAGATAAATAGTAAAATCATTTAGGACTTTATTGTCCCAAAAAGTATTTGGTGAACGGTTCCATTCCTCAAAGCTGTTGGCTATTTCGATTATTTCTAGGCACTTTGATTCAGGGATGAAATTTTCTATGGTTTTAGCATTAAACATTTTTAGCTCCTTATAGCCCTGATACTACACCTTTGCTTAGTTATAGGCTATAGTCCAGGTGGAAAAGATTGTAAAATAGGCAGTATGGCAGAAGAAACCACAGGCGTTCGCATAACCCAGCGAGACATTTACGAAAAGCTTATTGAGCTACAAGCAGTTCAAATTGAGCTAGTTTCAGACATCAAAAACCTCAAAGATCTGCCAGCCCGCATGAACCGTGTAGAGCAGAAACTTGCTCGCATGGAATGGATTGAGAAGCTTGTCTTTACTGCCCTTGGTTCGGGCGTCACTGGGTTTATTGCAGCACTCTGGGCATTACTACGATGAGACACCCGTTTTCTAAAAAGACAATTACTTCCCGATTCGGTGCAATCAAAGGCCGTGTCATTCCGCACCGCGGACTGGACTACGCACCAAAAGAAGGCACACGCATTCCCGCTGTTAGCGGTGGAACCGTGCAGGTTGTCAAGTGGTCAAGCATTCTGGGTTGGGTGCTGGTGCAGACGGCCTGGGATTCAATCAATGACAAAGTTGTTTACATTGGCTACTGCCATTTGCAGGAACAGCCCAAACTAAAACCAGGAACTGTCATTACGCAAAGTCAGACAGTCGGCAAAGTAGGCAACACGGGGTCAGCTTCCAAGAACGCTCATCTCCATCTAACAATTGGCCCAAGGGTCACATCGGTAACATTCGGCACTGTCTTTGACCCTGAAAAGTTCATTGACGAGCGTCTCGATGCCTAGCTGGAAGCACCGCCGCAGGCTGATCTACATGAGCTTTGCTCTATCTGCCCTGATGATTCTGTTTGGTGCAGCTACCTACGCCTCTGACAGTTCGGTCAGCAGGGAACTAATAATCGGCGGTGTCGCCTTGATAAGCATTATCCTGACCGCTTATACTGCATTTGCTACATACGAAGATGTAAAGACAAGGAAAAGGGAAGAAAATGAAATTTTTTAGTGCAGAATTTTGGTCATACAGCGGCGAGCGCGCTATCAAAACAGTAGCTCAATCAGCATTAGCTTTTTTGGGGTCGGGTTCAATTGGTTTATTTACAATTGATTGGGCTAGCCTGGCATCAGTATCGCTAGGTGCTGGCCTGCTGTCTATCCTGACTTCAGTTGCTTTCAAAAAGGACTAAAAGAAAAAACCCCTAGCCAATCCTCTAGGGGCTTCTCTTGTTCCGACCCGACCCCGCAGGGATCACTCTCGGTTTGTCTTGGCAACATTTGTAGCTAAGTGACTAATAAGAAAATAACAGGGGATTTTAGGTTTGTCAAATACTTTTTGTAGGTATGTCATCTACAGGTGCGATAACGGCCATGCGCTGTTGTTAGGCCACCTTGTAAACAATCGCGGTTTGAACATCTCCCCGTCTCCAGTCGTATGTTCGTCCTGCACGAGTAGCTTTAGCCACTGTGATTTTCCCGCCTCTTTTGAGCTTCCGTCTCTCATAAGCCGTTAGTCCGCCCCACACACCAAACTCCTCATTAGTTTTCAGTGCATACTCCAAGCACTGCTTCATCACTGGACACTGAGCGCATAGCTGCTTGGCCACCATGTATAGATTCACATTGGCATCCTGATCTGGAAAAAACAGCTCTGGGTCTGTATTGGTGCAGGGTGGGATTGTCGGCGCTTGTTCCATCGCCTCAGCAAGCTTTATGTATTCAGGATGATAAATCATTCAAGCAATCTAGGCTTGCCAATTCAGTTTGTCAAATCAGCGTTCTTCGGGGCTAGTGCCGCCCCAGATGCCGTGTCGCTGATTGGTGCGTAGCGCATAGTCAAAGCACTGTTTCTTGATGGGGCAGTCGTAGCAGATACCTTTGGCAATGACGCTCATCTGATGCCGCACCGTAGCATCTGGCTCATCCTCTGGATACCACAGCGCAGGGTGCTTTTCGCACTCTACTCCGCCTACAGCCTGTATAGAAAATAACAATTTCATATACTCGCTTGATAAATGACCTAGCCATTTCATAAGATAAGGCTATCCAATGAAAGGACGAATTTGGAGATTTACGCACCACAAATACTAAATGGGGCAAAGCTGCTGGGAAACTTTGAGCCAGGAAGCCCTGAGTGGCATTCTGAGCGGTCTAGGGGCGTTGGGGGTAGTGAAGTAGGGACCATACTCGGTCTAAACCCTTACGAGAGCGCCTATGCTTTGTGGGCTAAAAAGACAAACAGGATTCCATCTGAGATTCAGGAGAATTGGGCAATTCGGTTCGGTAAGGCTTTTGAGGAGCCAATCCTAAAACTCTGGATGGAGGAGCATCCTGACTGGGATGTCTATACAACTGGCACATACGCAGACGGCGACTGTGAATACCGCCACGCTAACCCTGATGCCATAGCCATCCACAAAACCACTAAGGAGATGATGGTCCTTGAGGTCAAGACAGCCCGCAGCACTTGGGAATCAGTTCCGCCGTCCTACATGGCTCAGGTCTTGCACTACATGGGTGTGCTGAAGATTCAGCGCGGCATGATTGTGGCTGTTGCAGGTATGACCTGGAACGAATACGACGTGCCGTTTATCGCATCTGCCATAGACCTACAGAACGAAATGATTGACCAATTCTGGGCTTCAATTCAGTCAGACAAAAAACCTGAGTGGGATGGCTCGGAAAGCACCTACCAGGCAGTTAGGGCTGAGAACCCGCAGATTGAGATTAGGGACCACGAACTCGGTCAGGTAGGGGTTTTACTACTCCAGGCCCAGGAAAGGGCTGATAGGGCCAATTCTGAGCTTCTGAGGGTCAAGTCTGAGGTGATGGACAGCATGGGTAAAGCCAAGTATGGAACTGTCAACTCAGAACGCATAGTTACACGCCAGATGAGAGGCAGCTCGCCCTCACTGGTTATCACCAAAAAAGGCACAAGCTGGATCTAGGAGGAAAAATGCCACGCTTTGATTTATCTACTTATGAAACTGTTGAAGAACGAATTAGGAAGTTCTACAAGGAGTATCCCGATGGACGCATTATCACGCAGAACCTTACAACTACTACTGACCGCTCTGTGGCGACTTGGGTTGTTGGCGCAGCGGTTTACCTTACTGCTGGCGACCAAGCAAACAATCTCCCGAAGGCCACGGGTTTGGCATTCGAGATTGATGGTGGTCCTGGTGCGAATCAGACTTCGGCTCTTGAAAATGCAGAAACCTCTGCCATCGGACGAGCTTTAGCCTCTGCTGGATTCAGTGGCAACAAGCGCGCATCTCGCGAGGAGATGGAAAAGGTCAATCGCGTTTCAGAAATGAAAGACAATTGGTTGGTTGAAGCGGATAAGATTTCAGACATAGGCGGTTTGCGCTGGCTTTACGCAAAGGCGAAGGGCGAAGGTGCAACACCTGATGTTCTGGAAAGGATTGAAGCTCGTGCCAAACAGTTCAGTGCTGATGTCGAAAGTGGCGGAGCTGACGGAGGCGTATCAACAGGCGCTACAGAGGGGCAACCAAAATGAGGCTGCCTTCTGGAAAATCGAACTTACCTATGCGATTTGGAATCTAAGTGATACCTTCCCAGATCACAGAAGAAATAGCCCGCCTGATTCAGGAAAACCAACGCGGGGCTGATGCGCTTTACCAAGCTGAAGTCGCTCTGGCTGAAGCTGAACACGAACTTGACACGATAGAACAAAAAGCTTTTATCAAGACACAAGGGACTGTTGCCGATAGAACTGCACTCGCAAAGCTAGAATCTGCTGACGCTCGCCTACAGCGCGACCTTAGACGAGCAGAATTCAACAGAATCAAAGTCAAAATCAAAATCATTGAGACATCGCTAATGGCGATTGGAACTCAAGTGAAGCTGATGCAAGCGGAGATGCGATGACCATAAACAAATTCATGCGAGGACAACTTGAGAAAAGGGACCCATACTGCGTTCACTGTGGCGAAACTACTGATCTTGTTATTCACCATCGGAAAAATCGCGGGATGGGCGGCTCCAAGATTCTTGATACATACGAGAACCTACTTAGAGTCTGCCAAAGCTACAACACCGCCATGGAATCGAACTCAGATGTCGCAGCAGAAGCAAGAGGATGGTCCCACAAACTAGAGTCCTGGGAGGACTTTTCGGAGCCAATCTATGACCGCTGTGATGGGGAGTGGTATCAACTAATGCCAGACGGCACGAAGAAGGCAATAACAAGAACTATCCATAAATTGTTCTAGGAGGAACAATGCCACTAATCAGGGGACATCATTCATTTGACGACCACTTCACCCAGATACCTAACGACTGGGTTCGGGATAGCCGCCTAAGCCTCAAGGCTCGTGGCCTATTGGCCATGCTTATGAGTCACCGACAGGGCTGGTCGCTAAGCATTGCCAGTATCGCTAACAACAGCCAAGAAGGTAAGGATGCAATTCGGTCAGCTATAACTGAGCTTGAGGAGCTTGGCTACCTGAGCCGCGACCAGATCAATGAGAACGGCAGATTCGGTGAGGCTGTCTGGATTACGCAAGACCCTGCGGATTTACCGTCGTCGGGTTTTCCGCCATCGGATAATCCGCCCACTAAGAATAACAATCTTAAAGAAGAACAAGTTAAGAACACTAATAAGAAAATAGACGAGTTTTTCAATGAGTTCTGGAACAGCTATCCACTCAAGCGAGACAAGGCTAAGGCGTATCGGGCATTCAAGTCTGCGCTCAGCAGGGCAACCTTTGAGGACATCATGGCTGGGGTAATTGCCTACCGCCAGGACCCAAAGCGCAATCCTGACTTCACGAAGTATCCCGCCTCCTGGCTGAATGCAGATGCCTGGGAGAACGCAGCCACCAGAGCTGAGTCATCAGGTTGGAGGGAAAAAGAAATCGCCCACTCAAAGGCTTACCTTGAGGAGATAGAGAAACTCAAAACCCAGGCAGCCCCACCGCCCAAATGCAGACACGGCAAGAATCTCGCATTGTGTTCTCTCTGTGTCGGAGGATAGGCTTACCATGTGGATGAATTTGTTGACTGCTACCGCTGTGGTGCGACCTTTTTGGTCAACCGCAAACGGATCAAAGCAAGGATGTTTTGTGAGAGCTGTAGGGTCAGCAAAGCTAACACCGTCCAAAACGGAGAGCATAAGTGCCTACCCTGGCACGGCCACTTCGCAGAGGACATGACAACACCAATAGACGAATACGGCAATCCCGTCTTGCCAGGATACAGAATTTGTGGCAAGCTGGATTGTGTGAATTCAGGCCATGTGAAAGGATAAGAAAATGGCACAAGTAAAAATCAGCGGCGCAACAGTTGTTTACACCAACCCAAAGGGCTTCACCGCCAAGGCTCAGGTCAAGGTTCTCGGTGAAATGCGTGACGAGTATTACAAAGTCTGGACAGAGCAGAAGTTCCAGAAGGGCGATGTAGTAGAAATCGTTGGCGACCTTTCGGTTCGTATTGAGAACTATGAGGACAAGAGAACAGGCCAGGAGAAGCAGGCTGCTGCTATCCACGTGAACAACCCAATCATCAAGTCTGACTCTCCGTTCTAGACTTAATGGGTGATTGTTCTAGAAGTATTCGGCAGGCCAACCCCACAGGGTTCCAAAAACATTTACCATGGGCGGCTGGTCGAAGCACAATCGGTCAATCTCAAAAAGTGGCGCGCTGCAATCGAAGAAGCTTGCCAACCGTATGCAAACCAGAACATCCATCTCGGCCCTGTAAGGCTTGAGGTGGATTTCTATTTGCCTAGACCTAAGTCTGTTCGTGTAGCAGACAGGGCGCTACCAATCGTCCCGCCAGATCTGGATAAGCTCCTGCGGGGCGTAGGTGACGGCATCGGCCAGTCAGGGATTATCTGGGGAGACGACTCTCAAATAGTCGAAATCATGGCTCGTAAGTTCTACGATGACGAAAGGCAGATGGGCGCAACCATCAAAATTACGCCTGTATAACTTTTTGATAACGACACGGCTTACAAGCTTGACCCCGCCCCAGTGGTGGGGTTTACTTGTATCAACAGATGAAAGGACTGTTATGAGAGTAAATGAAATCAAGGGGCAACTTGACTTCTTCGCAGACGCACTGTTCCAGGCTGGCTATGACATGGGTTGGAATTCGGTGCTAGAGGAGCTAGATCAACTTGCAGACCGTGAATGGAATAACGGATTACCAGCGAGCGCTGAAGTAATTCGTGCGGCTGTAAACCACATGAGGGAGGGTATAAGTGAAAACTTTACAAGGTGACATCAAGGACTGGCTATACGATGTGGCTGACTGGCTGTTTCCAAAGCAGATGGACAAAGCCTACGAGCAGGGCATTCGGGTGGGCGCTGAGTATGCAGCTCGCCTAATGTCTTTCCAAGTTATAGAAGCAGGCGAAAAAGCAGAGCTAACTAAATCTCAGCAGGTAGGCTTTGAGGTCGCTCGCAAAGCAATCCGCGAGTCCAAAAAGACCATCACATCCAGGACAGGAGCCATGCTCTAATGATGAAGATAACCGTCTGGGAACTGCCGAACTGCGTGCAGTGCAACCAGACCAAGCGTGAGTTTACAAAGCGAGGCATCGTGTTTGAGACGCGCCAGCTAAACAAATCACAGAAGGCAGTCAAGCGATTCTTGGAGCTGGGATTCAGTCAGGCTCCGATTATCGAAACAGATGACCGCCGCTGGAGTGGGTTTCGGTTGGACAAGATCAACAGCCTTGCGATGCACCTGAAGTCAGAGCGCGCTCACGGCATCAATGTTCCAATGGAGCCAATCAAGCAGGTAGCAGAGGAGATAGCAGACGATGAGTGACATTCAAGAGCTGATTCACCGCCAGGGCGTAATCTCGTTCAACACGGGAGTGCGAACTGAGCGTGAGCGAATTGTCAAGCTTCTAGAAGATGAAGAACTTCAAGCTGACTTGAATAATTCAATGAAGCACTACGACCAATTAGTTTGGCTCGGAATCAAAGAGCAGCTAATCACACTAATCAAGGGGCAAGATGCTTGAGTATTTGGCAATGCTGTCAGTTGTAAACACTTTGTTACTAGCCATAATTCTTCTAAAAAATGGAGTAGATAAGAAATGATTCCGAAGTCCGTCAAGATAGGCGCTCAGACCTTTGACATCTTTGAGCGCACTAAGAAGCAAGATACCTTCTTGGCGGAAGGGAACTATGGCTATACCCGCGATGAGG